CCATGGTTTCCTCTATGTGTTGGAGCTTCCCAACCTTCGGGTTTAATTAAATCAGGCATTCCTAATGGATTAGGACGTGATTCTTTAACACCGACTTCTTTATCAAGATTAGCTCGAAGTACTTCGTCCCAAGCTCGATATGTATCTACTCCAAAAGCATCTAATGTGCCAAGAGCGACAACTACCAAATCAATAAGACCATCAACTACTTCTTCAGAATCTTTTTCATCAACAGCCTTTTCTGTTTCTTGTAGTTCTTCCATAAGAAATGAAAGACGAAACTTTAAGAACTTTTTCATTAGTTCTTTGTTATCTTTATTTTCGGCTATCCACTTATGGACGCCATATTTCTGATGCATAAAATTTATGTCATAAGGTAAGTCGCCTTTGAAAGGTGCACTCATACGAAAAAATCCTCCAATGTCATTTGTTCTGAGCTACTCCATCCAACCGCATTTAGAATAGGTTCCAATGGGTCGAGGAATGTTTTGTTGAACTGCATTTCATAGTCAATATAGTTATGAAGCTGTAGTTCATTAGGTAAGTAATCTGGAAACGATACTACGTTTTCGCGGATTGGGTTAGGCATACGAAGATAGCAAAACTTTACTTTCTCTCCGTTTTTAATAGTCACATACTTTTTAAGTAAAGCTTTATCTTTAATGTGGTGATTATATAGTAAAGCACCACGTACATGAATTGGCGTACCTTTGGCATAAACAAGTTTTTTATCAGACCACTTCGATAAATCAGATGTGCCACGTGGAAAAGATACTTTTTCAGGTGGAAGACTTTTGAACTCATCGCGGAAATCTGATATAAACTTTTGTGTTGCTTGTTCATCACCAGAAATAATAACTTGAAATATTTTTTTGAACTTATCCCGCACAACTTCTGGTGTAGAAGATTTGATAGCCTCAATACCCATGATTTTAAGTTTAGGCACAGCGTATTGTACACCTTCGTTATTATGGACATTTAATATGTATCGCTTTTTAGCAGTCCATATACCTCGATCGGCAATTGCTTCACGTGCCATAACCATACGATTATCATATGCATTCATGTTACTAGCCATTTTAGCATAAGACTTTTCAAGAGCAGGTTCAAAATGATCTTGACAAATTTTATCAAGGAATGCTGTTGGATTCTTTGGCTCAAAGTGTTTGACTATATTCCCCATGTTGACATATAGCGAATCAGTATCAATTGCAATAACGTAATCTTTATCATTAGTCTTAAGGATGTTATTCATTTCTTTGTTCATAGTACGTTCAGCCCAAAGAATAGCAAGCTGGCCAGATAAAGTAATAGCCTCAGCTATACGCATATCAAAATAACGAAAGTACTTATTGCCAAGTGCACCATAAAGAGAATTCAATAGAATCTTAATAGCCATCTGACGATTTTCGAGTTGATTGATTTCTTTTTCAAGTTCAAATGTTTTTTCAACCTCGTACTTTTTCATAGCAGCAATCATCATATTCTTAACAGACTTACGTTCATCGTAATATTGAACAATGATTTGAGGAATGATACCTTGCTTTTCGCAATTAAAAGTACAACCATTAGCTGCTGTGGCATAAGTGGAACAGGTTGTTTGGTCGTTAAGATAATAATCCACACCACTTTTTTCAGTGACACCAATGATTGTTTCAGGTGACATGTTGTATTGTACAATAAGATTAGGATACAAAGAATTCAAATCAAATGAGCATACCCATTCATGCATACCTACCTGTGGTTCTTTAACAAAGCCACCAGGATATTCCATTTTATTTTTTTCAATAGCAGGAGGAATAGCAATTTTATTTTTATGTAGTTCACGATAAATGATTGAATCCCAGATAGCAGTAGTGCCAAATGTATCTTGGAAGTTAACACCACCCTTATAAGCTATAGTCACAGCTAGTGTGATAAGCCCCATTTTGTCTTCAAGGCGTTCAATAAGCTCGACATCTTTAATGTTGTAGTCAATAAAAAGCTGGTGATTTTGTTTGTAAAGATTATAAAGGTTACCGTATTCTTCATATGATAATTTAGTTTCACCAAGGACAACATAAGCAATATGATTTAGTGCATAAGATTCTTGAGCACCATATGAATAACCAAACTTAATAAACAATTCCATGTAATCAAGTTGAGAAATACCAACTATGTCATATGCCTGTTGCTTACGACCTTTGATAGTTTTTTCTTGAAAGTGCACTAAACCCCAAGGAGATAATCTACGAATAGATTCAGGAGAAACAACACGATTAATACGATTAACGAGATATGGAATATCAAAAAATCGTGTATTCCAACCAGTTATAACATCAGGACAATTTTCTTCCCAGTAACTAATAAACTTATTAAGTAGCTCATGCTCATTAGCACACTTTACATAACGAATATTATCAGCTTTAGCATGATAATCATCTAAGCCCCAAACATAGTATACGTTACCACGGCTCATTTTAAGAGCAATAGAAATTACAGGATGCAAAGCATCGCTAGGTTCGGGGAATCCATCATCCGAGGCAACCTCAATATCAATGTTACATACTTGAATATGTGCACGATTGAATTGAATATCGTGAGGAAACCTTTCAGTAATGTATTGGTGTACAAAGTTTTGGTTGCCATATACCTTAGCATTAGCAACATCTGAATATCTTTCTAGGAATTCCTTACCATCTTTCATAGATGCTTGTTTTACAGGCGCAACCGGTACACCATCAAGAGATTTCCATGTAGTTTCTTTTTGTGTAGGCACAAAAAGTGTAGGCTCGTATTTAACTTTTTTCTTTACTGGCACACCATTATGGTTGTAGCCACGATAAAGTAAAGAGTTGCCGTAACGAGCGACAGAAGTGTAAAATGACATATGTTAATCCTCAACTGTAGATATTATTATACCACAGAAATCATCTAAAGTAAACAAAAAAAGGGCGGTTTCCCGCCCTTTCTGTCATTTTTATTTGCCTAACATAAGTTTTTTAGCTTCATCCATTCTTCCAGATGATGCTAGCCTATGTGCTTCTAGCGATGTTAACAAAGTATTAAAAAAGTTTTTCATCGGTAATAACCCATTGGGCCTAAACCGCGGTTTAGCTTTTTCATTCTTTGTTCAAGGTCTACTAAGTCTGTAGCTCTTGCTAGATATCTTTCGTCAGGACACATTTTGTAGTTCTTCCACCAAGCTTTGATTTTTTTAATCACGGTATCTTACCTCCGCTCTGTCATTCATTTCTGACAGTAGAGATTCAAGTGTGTGATGCGGGTACTCATGCAGAATCATAGGAGCAATTTGCCTATTAGCTGCCTTTTGTCTTGCGACTTGGTACCCAATCAACATTGCTGAAAGAGTTACTTTTAGTGAGCTTAGAAATTTCTCAAGAACTTTCGTTGAGAAGTTGAGCGCTATTGTTGTCATTTTTTAGTTCCTCGTTAGATTTAATTTTGATCTTACGAGGCTGCTTTTCTTTTGGTAGAACCACCTGTAAATTCACGGCTAAGATTCCATCCTCAAGATTAGCTCCTGTTACTTCGGTATATTCCGACAGTCTAAATGACTTAATCCAGTTTTTTGCACTAATACCTTTATGAACATACGAATTTTGATCGCGTCTTGTCGGTCTGTCGCCTTTAATGTGCAACACACCATCATTTACTTCAATATCAATATGATCTTGTTTGAATCCAGCCACTGCCATTTCAACTACAAAATTGTAATCGTCATTCTTTACGACATTGTGTGGTGGGTAGGTATCCTTCGCATGCTTGTGAATATTCTCAAGCTGATCGAAGATGTGGTCAAAACCAATAAAACCCGAACGTGGGTATGCGAAATTGCTAGTCATTGTTTCCTCCTATAGAATAGCAAGGTTATTTACGTAACCTACATAGTGTAGCATTACGATTCTATTTATATTAGATTTTCTTTTTAATCCAACGATAAGCAGCATAGGCAAGCAATAAAACAACAATTGTTCCAATGCCATCAAACCATGATGTCTCATTCATTGCATCAATTAAATCAGCAGTTAGCCAATCCATTATTCGTGCTCTCCTCCGTTACCTCGACCAAGTCCACCAAAATATTGTGGAGCTCGTCTGGCTGTTTCGAATGTAGCAACTGTTATAACAATTCCCGCTATAAAGAGAATGTGGGCAACAGCACTAACTGCAAATACAGTAACACTGCCAACACTCATACTAAAAATAATACACCACATCCACGCTAATAGTTGCATTACTACATGGCGTGTTTGCATATCTGGAATATTTCGTAGCGGATTCATGTTATGATCCATGATTGCATTCCAACAGTTTACGATCAATGTTCTCACAGGATATACTCCTTTTTCAAATGTCACTTTTATAGGATAGTTTGCATCGACAATATCTTTGAAATCAATAGCGTCGTATACGTCAGTAAAGTACTGAACTACTTTTCTTTCCCTAAAATAACCTGTCACTCTATACATACTAACTCTATAATTACTGCTTTGACCCGATGTTATATTTCGGACAAAGTTCCCATTCACTTTTTTCTCTAAACGGTATGATTTTAATTTGTCTAAGCGGCGCTTGGCCATTTACATCATCACTCTTTTGAATTTCAATAAGACCCCAATCACTCATTAATTGTGCGATTGTATTCCTACGAGCAAGATCGGTTCCTTCAAGGTTAGCTTTCTTACCGTCTAAAAGAAATAACTCTTTGAAGTGTACTATAAAATACCTGCCTTGCTTGTGCAAAATATGACAGGATTGAAATAGTCTTTTTTCTTTACGTGATGCTACACCGATTCTTGTTAAAGTTTCTCTTACTTTGAGAAAATCGTCTGGTTCATTAAGAGTGATTTCCAGCATTGACTGCGGACTCCACTCGATTACATTATTTTGTTCCACCTTTATACACCTTCTTCTTTAACCCATTGATATCATCTGGCGATAGAAGTGTGAGTGCTTGGCGGGCTTTTTCATTACTGTAACCATAGTATTCTTTAACAACTTCAATATCGCTTTCAATTTGAGGCTTTGCCCATTTCGAAAATCTTTTCTTCTTCCTTACTATATTTATAAGGAAGTCGAATTGAAGACGGCTGTCAAGGTGTGCATGCTGATTCATTTCATTAGCCATGAGAACAGTATCGTTAAAATAAGAAAGACCACGGTTAACCATAAACGCATTGTATTGTTTTTCTGTAATATCATCAACCATTATATCTTC